AAGAACTCATCAAAGTTGCGAAAGAACCGATTGTTGAAACTGATGATGATGTTTCAGCCGATCGACTCAAGAACGCTGCAGCCACTAAAAAGCTCGCAATATTCGATGCATTTGAGATCCTAAACCGTGTTGAAGCTGAAAAAGCATTATTAGAAGGTACAACAATACAAGAAAAAGAAAACACTTTTAAAGGGTTTGCTGAAAGAAGATCTAAGTAATGTACGAGCAATCATTATATCGCATTATAGAGCCTATAAAAATCAATACGATTAAAAGGCTTAATAAAGCAAAAAAGTGGAAATACGGCTATAATAAAGAGCATGACGTGGTTGTTATAAGCCATACTGGGGAGATAGGAGATGTGTATAGCATACAAAATTTAAAAATAGCATTACCTAAGCAACCGAAAGAAGTTTTTAAAGGTAATAATAAATGGCAAGTACAAGGGTATCCAAAAGAATTACAAAAGTTAAAAACTATATTTGATTGGAAAAATTTACCGAATAGTTTTAAAGATAAGTGGAATGTTTATATTGATAAAGAATTTACCAAACGCGACGAAGGTTATTGGTTCTATAACAAAAATGTTCCTACTTATATTACTGGCTCTCATTATATGTACTTGCAGTGGACCAAGATTGATGTTGGGAAGCCAGAGTTTAGAGAAGCAAATAGATTATTCTTTATATTCTGGGAAGCTTGCAAAGCAGATACAAGATGCTACGGAATGTGCTACCTCAAAAATAGACGGAGTGGCTTTTCATTCATGGCATCATCGGAAACTGTTAACCAAGCTACTATCTCCTCGGATTCAAGATTTGGTATCTTATCAAAATCCGGGGCTGATGCTAAAAAAATGTTTACCGACAAAGTTGTACCAATATCCGTCAACTATCCTTTCTTCTTTAAACCAATACAAGATGGAATGGATAGACCAAAAACAGAGTTGGCATATCGTGTTCCCGCAAGTAAATTTACAAAAAAGAGCATTATTACTAACCAAAAAAATGAAGAGCTCGCAGGACTAGATACAACTATTGACTGGAAGAATACTGGTGATAATAGTTATGATGGTGAAAAACTTGTTTTACTAGTACATGATGAAGCAGGTAAATGGGAAAGACCTGAAAATATATTAAATAACTGGCGTGTAACTAAAACTACATTAAGATTAGGTTCTAGAGTTATAGGTAAATGTATGATGGGTTCAACAAGTAACTCATTAGACAAAGGAGGTGAAAACTTTAAAAAATTATACAATGACTCAGATGTTACAAAAAGAAACCGCAATGGACAGACTCGCTCAGGATTATATAGTTTGTTCATACCTATGGAATGGAACTTCGAGGGATTCATTGATTCTTTTGGATTACCTGTATTCAATACGCCAGAAGAGCCAGTCGAAGATAGTTATGGGGAGTACATTGATGTCGGAGTTATCGAACATTGGGAGAATGAAGTTGAAGGATTAAAAGGAGATCAAGACGGTTTAAATGAATTTTACAGACAATTTCCAAGGACTGAAGAGCATGCTTTCAGAGATGAAACTAAAAATAGCATATTTAATCTTGCTAAGATTTACGAACAGATTGATTTTAATGACGAAGCTACAGCGGAAAGCAGTATCACTGTTGGATCTTTTTCGTGGCAGAACGGTGTTAAAGATACAAAAGTCCAATTTACACCGAATCCTAACGGAAGATTTAAAGTAAGCTGGGTACCAGATATTAATTTACAAAATAATATAAATAAAAAAAATGGTAATAAATATCCTGGGAACGAACATATGGGCGCATTTGGCTGCGATAGCTACGATATATCCGGTACTACCGATGGTAAAGGATCTAAAGGTTCATTGCATGGTCTTACTAAATTTAGTATGGAAAACGCACCACCAAACAGATTCTTTTTAGAATATATTGCAAGACCACAAACCGCTGAAATGTTTTTTGAAGATGTATTAATGGCATTAGTATTTTATGGAATGCCAATACTATGTGAAAATAATAAACCAAGATTATTATATTATTTAAAAAGAAGGGGATATCGTGGATATTCCATGAATAGACCAGATAGAACTTGGAATAAATTATCAACTACAGAAAAAGAAATAGGTGGTATACCAAACTCAAGTGAAGATATAAGGCAAGCTCATGCTGCTGCAATTGAAACTTACATAAATTCACACGTTGGAATTAAATCTGACGGTACTTATGGTGATATATATTTTAATGAAACATTAAATGATTGGGCTAAGTTTGATATAAACAAAAGAACAAAATTTGATGCCGCTATAAGTTCAGGATTAGCAATTATGGCATGTAATAGACACTTATATAGACCAAACGCTGAAAAACAAAAATCAAAAGTTAACATTAACTTTGCAAAATACGAAAATAAAGGAACTTTATCAAAAATAATAAGAAACTATGGCTGAGTCCGTTATAAAAAGTTACTTCCCAAGCCAAACAGCTAGCGACGACGAAAAACTATCACAAGATTATGGTTTAAAAGTGGCTAGAGCTATAGAAAATGAGTGGTTTAAGAAAGATAGAGGAGTCAATAGATTCTTTGTAAATCAAAACAACTACCATAAACTAAGATTATATGCTAGAGGGGAGCAAAGCATACAAAAATATAAAGATGAATTATCAATTAATGGTGATTTATCATATTTAAATTTAGATTGGAAGCCAGTTCCTATTATACCTAAGTTTGTAGATATAGTTGTAAATGGTATTGCAGAAAGAACATATGATATTAAAGCATATTCACAAGACCCATATGGTGTTACAAAAAGAACACAATATATGGAAAGTATTCTTGCGGACATGCGTACTAGAGAATTTAGTGACTACGTACAAGAACAGTTTGGTGTGAACATATATAATAATGCACCTGAAACATTACCTGAAAACGAAGAAGAATTACAATTACATATGCAGCTTGATTATAAACAAGCAATTGAAATAGCAGAAGAGCAAGCAATTGAAACTGTATTTAATCAAAATAATTATGAAAATATAAAGAAAAGATTATTTTATGATTTAACGGTTTTAGGTATTGGTTGTGTTAAAAATAACTTTACACAATCAGAAGGTATTAAAATTGAATATGTTGACCCTGCCAATGTTGTATATTCATATTCTGAATCGCCTTATTTTGAAGATATATATTATATTGGTGAAATAAAAAATATAAATGTTAATGATCTTAAAATGCAATTTCCGAATCTTACAGATGAAGATTTAAAAAAGATTACACAACAAGGAAGTCAAGATTATAATACATATAATAAATATAATACGCAAGTAAATAATAAGGATAATAATTCAGTTCAAATCATGTACTTTAATTATAAGACTTACATGAATGAAGTTTATAAAGTAAAACAAACATCTACCGGCGCTGAAAAAATTATTAAAAAATCTGATGCATTTATGGCAACACCTATTGAAGGTGAATTAAGATTTGAGCGTATTGCTAAAAATATTGAAGTATTATATGAAGGTGTATTTATACCAGGCTCAAATATATTATTAGATTGGAAGCTTGCTGATAATATGTTAAGAGAAAAAAGTGACGTTAACAAAGTTAAATTAAATTATTCACTTATAGCGCCAAGAATGTATAATGGAAGAATTGAATCTTTAGTTAGTAGAGTTACTGGCTTTGCTGATATGATACAATTAACACATTTAAAAATACAACAAGTGCTTTCAAAAATGGTGCCAGATGGTGTATATTTAGACGCTGATGGTTTAGCTGAAATTGATTTAGGTAACGGAACAAACTACAATCCACAAGAAGCATTGAATATGTTTTTTCAAACTGGTTCGATAATTGGTAGATCTTTTACATCTGAAGGTGATATGAATCCAGGCAAAATACCTATTCAAGAAATAAGTAATAATGCTGGAGCAAATAAATTAGCGCAATTAATTAGTACATATAACTATTATATGCAGATGATTAGAGATGCTACTGGATTAAATGAAGCAAGAGATGGTAGTACACCAGATAAAAATGCTTTAGTGGGTGTTCAAAAATTAGCTGCTGCAAATAGTAATACAGCAACAAGACATATATTGCAAGCTGGTTTATTTTTAACAGCAGAAACAGCAGAAAAAATATCATTAAGAATATCAGATGTATTAGAGTATTCACCTACAAGAAATGCTTTTATACAAAGTATAGGCGCACATAATGTAGGCACGTTGCAAGAATTAACAGAATTACATTTACATGATTTTGGTATATTTTTAGAATTGTCACCAGATGAAGAAGAAAAGCAAATGCTAGAAAATAATATACAAGTTGCTATAGGACAAAATAATATTGACTTAAGTGATGCAATTGATATTAGGCAAATTAAAAATGTAAAACTTGCTAATCAATTATTAAAATTAAGAAGAAATAAAAAGCAAGAAAGAGATCAGCAAATGCAACAACAAAACATACAGGCTCAAGCACAAGCAAACGCTCAGGCTCAACAAGTTGCAGCACAAGCTGAAGTACAAAAACAACAAGCATTAACTCAAAGTAAAATTCAATTAGAATCAGCTAAAAGTCAAATGGAAATGTCCAAGCTGCAAGCTGAAAAAGAAATGAAAAAAGAATTAATGCAGTTAGAGTTTCAAATGAACTTACAATTACAGGGTATGCAACAAGCTGCTCAAACAGAACAAATTAAAACAAAAGAACAAGAAAAAGCAAAAACGCAAGCCGCTAAACCTTTTGAATCATCAGGAAATGATGTATTAAGCGGTGGATTTGGCTTAGGTGCATTTGATCCTAAGTAATATATATAGTGTATAATTTTATAATATTTTATTATGTCAGAAGAAATTAAAGTAAAAGTTATAGATGCGGAAGAACCATCTATACAAGAAAAAGAAGAAATGGTACAAAAAAACGCTGGATTTGATGAAGAATCTGGTGTGTACAAGGTGGATCTTTCAAAACCACCAGTAACTGAAGAACAACCTAAAGAAGAAACAAATGCCGTTCAAGAGCAAAGCACAGATGAGGTTCCTGTACGCGACGAATCCGAAACTAGCGAAGAAGTGGTCGAAGAAGTACAAGCAGAATCACAAGAGTCTTCCGAAGAAGAAGAAAAAGAAGAAGTAATATTAGAAGAAGTAACAGATGATGAAACCAGTACTGACGAGACTACAGTGGTTGCAGAACAAGAAGAAGAGCAAGTTGAACAGGTTGAAGAAACAGAAACTAAAGAAGAAATAGAGTACCCTGAAAACATAATGGACTTGGTTAAGTTTATGAATGAAACAGGTGGCACTTTAGAAGATTATGTAGCATTAAATAAAGACTACGAAAAGTTTGAAGACATGTCTTTATTACACGAATACTACACGAAATCTAAACCTCATTTATCGGCAGATGAAATAAACTTTTTAATTGAAGATAAATTTTCATTTGATGAAGAAATAGATGAGCCAAAAGATATTAAAAGAAAAAAATTAGCGTTTAAAGAAGAGGTTGCAAATGCAAAAAATCATCTTGAAGGACAAAAGGCTAGTTATTATAAAGAAATTAAAGCTGGATCAAGGTTAACACCTGAACAGCAAAAAGCAATGGACTTTTTTAATAGATACAATAAAGAAAGTGCAGAGCAAGAAAAATAACACAAACCCAAAGGAATGTG